TATCTTGGAGTTTTAAAATTGTGATTCTTTCTTAAATGTTTCATTATATGATAGTATCTTGAAACAAGATTTTTGTGACAATATATACATTGACAGTTTTTATGTTTCTTACTTATTCCTGCCATTTTGTGATAATATCATATCTTTATCGAATCTATGTTTAAATTCTTCCATTGTAAAACTAGGATAGAATCTTTGTCTGTTGATTTCGTCTCTTCTGTCTTGAGTCTTTTTTTGCGCTATACAGTGGCTATGGACTGTCCTGCAAAAGCGCATATTTTTATTTTTATTATAACAATCACGAATGAATCCGTCACAAAGCCAACACCTATTCCTGATAGGATAATATCTTAGGGCCATTAGAAACCCAAATCCCTCAAGTTTGCGTATTTTGAGATTGTTTCTTGGCCCTCACATTCTGGACAGAAGAAACCCAGATGTTGTATGTCGGGAATAGATTTAGACATAGACCAAGACTTGGTCAGTATCTTACAGCGATGACAGAAGAAAGAAAATTCGTAGAACCTAACCATGGATGAACATCCTCCTATATTGCCTTGTGACGAAACCATATCGGCATAGTTCGTCACAGTATGATTGACCATCAGGGATTACAGCCTCACAATTCTTACAGTTATTCAAAAGCCGAACAGCCTCCGTAATCTCGCTATTACTCCTTTTCGTTGTTGAGATTTTTCTTGTGGGGTTGATGGCTGGTTAACTGGTCCTTCTTGTTCATCTTCTCTCTGTTCTTCCCTAATTGAAAGTGCAAAGGATTTCTGGGCCTCTGAGAATTCGTCAAGGTGTTCTTGGTATGTGTCGTCATCCATCGATTCAATCCAGTCTATAAAGTCTTGACGCTTCTGGTTTGAACCTTGAAAGTCTGAAGCGTTCAATTCTTTTTTGACCTTTCATTTTTTCTACCCAGCACATATCCGATAATATATGCTACAAGTATCGAAGCAGTTAACACTATCATATCTATGTCTGAATTCATTCCTTTTTTGACCTATACCATTCGTAGATGCATGAATAATCGTTCAATGAGTGCATTGGTGTCTCTGTGATGTTGAACCTCTTCTGGTAGACTTGACAGAGGTTCATGATAGTCTTGTAGTCAAGGTTATAGTGCAATAGCATCTGTTTCTCACCCCCCTTTCTTGATAGCCTGATAGTCTGTCCTGCATACTTGTGATTGTTAGAAGCATCATGTAATTGCTGGAATCTTTCACCCCATATCTGTGGTTCAAGGGGTGTCAATCCTACCCAATGTGCACCGTGTTTTGTGGAATAGCAGACATATGACATACCACAAAAAGCATCAGTGACATCATACTGGACATCCATAGTATCAGTCTCCCAGAATAAGAGATACTGCCATTGTTCTGTGATTCTGTTCAAACATACATTCCTAACTCCAAGGTATCTGTGTCCTTTCTCCCTGATGATATTGGTTGGTAGTTTAGAACCATAAGTTACCAATGGTGAGCGGAAGAGGGGCATTAAAATTAAAAAGCCCCGCTGAAAGGTGCCCAAGTTCCACGTGCTGTTTTGCCCAGTTTTGTGGATGCTGCAACTTCTTCTTCTGTCGGGTTCAGCCATTCCTTGAACTTGATTTTTTTTGCCTCGAATTTTGACAGCACCAGTTCATTGAGTGTCTTATGTCCTATGTCAAGTTCCAGTTTCACAAAGTGCTGTTTTCCCTTGGTGTCTGTTACTCTTGTGGTCACCGATAGGTTGTAGACCTTATCGAATTCTGCATCGAGCAACTCACCGCTAAAGTCGTCCATTATTGGCTTTGCCACTATTCCAGACCCCCAACTATAAGACGACCGTTGTTGATGAAATGACCTTCGAACTCTTTGCAGATTCTGTCAAGTTCTCGGGTATAGATGGTGCCTTTTTTACCCCACTGGACCACCCAATCATCTATCTCCATACAAATAGTCGGTGGTTCTTCCATTTCGTTTTGCAACATATGTGCCCTGTCAAACTGTGCCCGTTGTCTTTGTTCTTCTTTGCGTTTTGATTCTTGCGTTTGAATCATTGTAATATTCCATATGAAGGTCTATTATAAAAACACCATAATTTCCACTGTGGAATTTTTCACTTTTTATGTCAAGCAAGTTTTTATAAGAGTGGGTATACTATCTAGGTGACTTCATCATGTCACTCCGTCTCTCGGCTAATCCCTGTAACTCCCCCCAGAAAAATTGTTACAGAATAGGAGAGAGACGGAGTCTCTCTAATAATATCCTCTAAGGGCGTGCTTCGCACGCAAAAATTGAATAGTCTAATTAAGTAATGTTGATATATAACTGTTTGCATCATAAAAGGAGTGTCAGAGGTGTTAAACATAAAATGGTAGACGCAAGTAGTGTGATTACACTGTTCATTGCAATCTTCTTGGCTGGTGTCCTTCTGCCTATCGCCTTGGGTACAATCTTCGACACAGTCACAACGGGTTGGGATGCAACTGCAATACTCATCTGGCCACTGGTTGGGACTATAGCAATCATCGCTGTAATCATAGGCCTCATCAAGCACTTCAACGTATAGAACAAATCCCGAGCGAAGCGAGGGACAATACCTATCCCCCCTACTTTTTTAGGGACTCTCTGTATAGGAATCGTAGGAAAAAAAATGAAAGAAATATTTCCACGTTGGGTTGGGCTTTGCGTTCTGTCTGCTCTAATGATACTGATGATGTTCAATGCAGACTATCTGTATCATAAGGCTTTTGCATTCTCCACCACTTCGGTAGATAACGGTTCTATCACACACGGCATAACAAGAATTGGAAATCAAATATGGGTAGGTTCTACGACTTCCGACAATATCAAAATATACGTCAGTGGTTCATTCACCCTCTTGGCAACTGTTTCAAGCAATAACCCACAATTGATGCATGTCTATAACGGCAGGGTGTATGTGGGTAGCGGAACGATAGTGGAGGAATGGGAGCCTAACTTTGTTACTGGTCAGCCTAATCTATTGCGGACGTCTTCAACCCTGACATCCTGTTCTCTGACCATTGGCTATAATGAGTTTGACGGGGACAAATATGTTTGTGGGACAGGAACGGGGAACACAATCAGGATGCTTGACCTCGATACTTTTACCGCCACTGTATCAACAACGACAAACACGGGTGCTAATGCTTGTTCTACCGCTTTCGTCCATGCCTATGATTCTGCGAGCGATACCGTGTTCGTGCTCTGTGATGTGACGAACAACGTCGTTGCTATTCAGGGTTCACAGGCATCGGGCACTCCCGATTACGGTGTTGGAAAGACTATTACAACGACATCTTATGCAGACTTTAATGAAGTCAGCAATAAACTACTGGTTATAGGCGGGGGAGTAGCACCAGTCCTTTATAACGTGGTTCTTGGAACTTCAATTACACTGGATGAAACTCTTTCATACGGAACATCAGTAGGGACAGGGGTTAGCCATGATAATGCTAACAGGTTCATCTTTACAGACCTGACAAATACAGTTGTTAGAATCACAGACTCTGAGGGTGCACAGATAATCGGAACATCTTTTTCTAACAATCCTGATAATCAGGTATTCTCTTACTCTTCGACCTTCACATATGTTGCTGGTGGAGGGAATGGTTCATTCCATTTTATTGAGATAGACATGACTGGCCTTGAAGGTGGAGGTGGTGGAGGCGGGGGGGATAATCCTCCAACGGCGACAACCTGTTACGTAGATAAGAATTTTGACGGAGTGGCAGATTTTATTTTTAATGACGTTGGTGGACCTGATGGCTTTCCGACTGTAGGAAATCCTGATGCTGGTGTGCCAGATGGAATGTGCGACTGGAGTGGATTCGGGACTACTTCGCCACCTCCGATAACCGATGCTGGAGGGGGATTGATTTGTTTAACTGGAATCATCCCATGCACAAACGGACAGCCTACAGACCCCAACCCTCAAACGAACGGACTTGGTTATCTGCTTGTAATATTTCTGCTTGCAATCATGATATTGCTTTTTGGAGTAGCACAGATGAAGTTAGGACTTGGAATACCTGACTGGCTATGGATGATAGGGACATTTGCGGTCATTGGGTTTGCGACGCTGGTAGGATGGATAGACTCGACACTATTCATTATCGGAGCCGTGATAGTCGCAGCACTTGGAGCAGTCAGTTTCATAAAGAAATTTGCTGGAGGGTTCTGAGTGAATCAATATTCGCTCATCCTCTTTCCAATCTTCTTTTTCCTTGTTGCTAATTTCATCTTTGCTGCATCCTACACACAGCAAGACCTCGATGACCAGATAGATATTATCACTGACCCAGTATGGCCAACACCAGGGGAGACCTGGTATGGCCAGGTAGATTTCCTTGGCTACTTTGTTGATACAGTGGCTTCATTCCTTGAAAGGGTAGTTGCAGTATTCACCCTGATATTCATTGTTCTGTCACCCCCTGCAGAAATTGGAGGGAGTTCTGTATTCGAATTCATACTATCGCTCTATGTTGGACTTTACGTGATGCTTGGAATAGGCATTTACAAGGTGGTAAGTCCCTTTGCTTGAACTATTGCCACTGTCGATATTCATCATATTTTCTGTCATCACATTTGCACTGGTGTTGGTAGGAATAGGGAAGAAAATCCCCATGCTGATTTTCACTGGTGCTATATTCCTTCTGACATGGGTAGTCCTGATTGATAGTATAGATATGGGTGGTAGGATAATGCAGACTGATATGACGGTAGCAGGTGTTCCAGCCGTAACAACCACAATTTACAGTTACGAGCCTGATGAATTCTTGTTCACCGATATGACCAAGACTCTCTTCGGGTTCCTATCTGCCGTAATCTTCATGCTCGGTTACATGATATACAGGGAGGTATTCTAAGTCACAATGGCAGATGATATCAAGGAAATCAGAAGCGATACAAAACTAGAAGCAAAAGGACTCTTCGGAGTAAAGAAAAGGCTGATAATCCGATTCTTCAAAGAGGGCAGATGCGTTGGAACTAGAAGGGTCAAGTATGGAGAGAGTCAGGTGACCTTTAGAAAGAGGATGTATGCATTGAACTATCAGACAATGTATTACAACCAGAAAGGAATTCCTGAAATAAACCACGACTTTGATAACGGTGCTCTGTCAATGAAGATTAACGCATACAAGGACCAGTATACATCAAAGGCAGACAGCGAGATAATCAGAGACCTATACAAGAAGGGGACAGTCAAGGCAATCTGGGGAATAGACCAGTTGCCTTTCATCCTCTTGATTATCTTGACTGGTGTCATATTGGTAGCAATGGTCTTTGCGTTTTATGTGTTCGGACAACTCCAAGCCACACAGTCAGAAAATGAAGCATTGAAGCAATTCATGACAGACCTGAGGATTACAATCCCTCCAGAGTTACAGAAACAAGGACAGCAACCACCATTACAAGAATTGGAGCCGTTGAAATGACAGAAGAACAAAAGCCACAGCCAGAAGAAAAGATAATCTTGCCAAGACTCCCTGATGCTCAAGGATTCTTGGACAAGATAATGAGGACAGAGAACCCCGACCTCTGGAAAATTATCATGCTATTCCTCTATGAGGACATCACAGCCGAGCATCCAAGGAACCTATTCCTTCTCACCGAATGGCCCAATGCCAACTACACCAAGACAATAGCCAAATTACAGACACACTATGATACGGTCAAATGGGCTCTAGGCTGGGATGAGAAGCCAGTAAAGAACATGGTGTTCAACTTTGCCCTTGACATGGTATCTCACAAGAGGGGCAGAGAAAAGAACTTGCTACAAGCCCTCCGTGGTAGTGATGTTACCAACGTGATAGGACAAGAGAAGTCAAGGTCGAGGAGACTGTTTGGATGACCAAAGAAGATAATTTCCTGAAAGAATTTGCAGAGTATCTGGGTGAGAAATGGATGCGTTGCAATAGGTGCAGTCATATCTATATTCCCCAAACGTGCAAGAGATGTGGGGAAAAAGACCTGAAGTTTTGCAAGAGATGTCATCTGATAATTGATAACAAGTATAGAGTGGGCTTCAAGCATGGAGTTTGACCTCGATGAGTTCAATAATGTCTTTAGTGGCTTGGTTGATGCTATACATAACTTGGTCTCTGCGTTGTCTTCTCTATTCGAGAAAGGGAGTGGATTGATTCACAGATGACTGGTTGGGTTGACCCGATAGAGATGTGGGTAATAATAGGTTATTGGGTAATAATAGGTTATATGGTGTTAGGCATGTTATTTGGGCCTATTGGTGTTCAAGTGTTCTATAATTGGTATCGATTGCGAAAGTATGGGTTTTATGAAACAAAGAAATATCGATACACTAGGGTGAAAAAAGAATGACCATGCGGATAATGTTCATCACTGGTTTGACTGGGGGGGGCAAAACAATAGGGATGACATTCTTTGCCCTTGCTGAATATCAGAGTGGCAAGAAGATATTCACAAACTACCGCTGTCAATTTTCTACACAAGTAGGACTTGCTGACCTGATAGAAACTCTATACTCACTTGACCACAAGGATACAAATCCAGTCATTGCACCAGATAGAAAGCCAAAGGTTCTATGCCTTGACGAGGTTCATACAATGTGGGATTCTTACCGTTCATTCAGTGCATCGGCATTAGACATAGGATACTTTGCCGACCAGCATAGAAAAATCAACTGTGATATCCTTTACACTTCCCAGCATCCAGAACGCATACACAAATCACTCAGAGGAATCACGACCGATATTTGTTACTGCGAATCAATCCCACCGAATGAAAAAGAAAACCCGATAGCATTCAGATACACCTTTACAAACAGATTCAGCACAAAGATAAATGAAATAGTAATTCCTACCAAAATAATGAAACCGCTTTTCAATCTCTACGATACATATCAGAGAATTGTTCCAGTAGAAAGATAGGTAACCTCTCAATTTATATACCCGATTTCAAAAAGTCAGAGTATATATACCCTTTATATACCTGACTATATAAACCTACCATAA